CCAATCACCACATCAAAATTCTCAAAGAAAGATCTAGGAAGATTATAAATTGATTGCCAAGTTGTAATAACTACATTTTTATTGGTAGATTTTTCTTTACCAGAGTAAATCTTATGACAATACTCTTCAGCATTCCATCCATAATCCTCAAAGTCTTTATACATTTGTTCTACCAATGAAGTAGTAGGAACAATCAGTAAAATATTATGTTCTTTTTCTACAAAGTATCTAACGATTGAGTAAATCATCAAAGACTTACCAGAAGCAGTAGGGGAGATTAAAAGCTTACGATTATACCTGAGAGCATCATACACAGCATCTACTTGATAGTCTCTTGGTTCATGCCTTGATATACTCTTCATATAATCAGAGACACCTTCCACCGAAATCATTTCATTCTCCTCAAATGGAGAACCATAAAACTTATTATCTTTGAACTCTACTGTATATTCACAGTTTTTTGCCCAAGCAACTAGTTTATCCAGAAGACCAACATATAGTTCACCAGTATGATTACTATAAAGTCTTATTTTTCCATCCCAATACTTGCTCCTATACTGGGGCATAAATTTTGCTCCAGGGACATCAAAAGTAAAATGCTCAGATAATTCTTGGTGAATATGTGGTTCTGTTTCTACCTTTAGATAAATCTCGTTCTTTTTTTGTATAATAATATTAGCCATATCCTGCTGTAAATCTCATGTATTCAATCGCATTCTTTATTTGATAAGTTCTATTTAAGATTGTCTTTAATATACTTTCCAAATAACTAAGCATCGTTTGGTAATAGTCTATTTTGGATACTATTTTAATTAAGTCTTTGTCGGCATCCATATACTTATCTATATCTGGTTTCAAAACCTTATGATCAAATGGATTTTCTTTATATACTTCTGGTTCTGCCTTACCAGAGTAATACATCCATTTTTCTTTTTTTAAAATCTTATATTTGTTTTCTTCTAGTTTTCGTAGAAGAAGAATGTTGTTATAAAGTTTATAATATTTTGCATGAAGAGCAGGTATTTTGATAGACTCATCGTGTAAATTATCTTGGTCTATAATTGAATCCTTTTCCCATAATAATTGTATTTCATCAAGGTTCATAGTTTCAATAAGTTGTTATATCATATAAAGTATACTTGAAGTTTACCTGTGCTGTTACATATTGAACGTCAGTATTGGTAGCATCAAAATTAATTGTAGAAAGTGATGTTGGAAATAAACCTTTAAAACTAACTGTTGCTACTGGATTGTAATTGCTGTTGTAAATGATTAAACTTCCATCAGATTGACCCGAAGATGCGTTTTGAACTCCTGGATTGTATGGGTCTTGATTGAGAAATTCTTGGTATTCCCCAACGTTCTCTGGGTATCCAAGACCTCTTATCCAATTATGAACTTGAAGATAATTTTCTAAATTTTCATCAACAAAAAATTTTAAATTAAAATCATCATAACTAATTTTATCACCAGGAATTGGAATATCCTTTAAGTAAGTAGGTTGAATTGCTACACCAAGATTAATTCCAGGTATTTCTGCGGAATTAGAAAAAAAATCAATTTTTGGATACTTTGCTAATACAAACTTAAAACCTAATGGAGATAAGTAGTTTTTATTTCCAATTTGATTTGATAACGAGGGTGAAGCCATTTTTATTTTTATTTATAGGCATAAAAAAAGGGTCCTTTCGGACCCCAAGAAAAATGTGAAAAGAAACTCACATTAAATTAGAAACCTGTACTCTTCTGTAGTAACGGTTTGAGTTAGTCTGAATACGACCAAGTGCAGTAGCAGCACCAGAATCAAGTTTACCTTCAGCAAATGGGTTAGCAACAAGACCATAACGAGTCTTGAATCCGATTTTTGGCTGGAAGGTGTTCTCACCAACGGCACGAACCATTTGGAGAGGAACATAAGGACAATAGAAGAGACCTGCATCATAAGGGGAAGAACCCTTATAACCGACAACATAGTACTGACCACCAGTTGCACCAGTTGCTGGGTTACCAGCACCACCCGAATATGGGTCGATATAAACTTTATACTTACCGTTAAGAATACCAGCAAAAGTATTGCCAGTGTCGTCTACGTTAAGGTTTGCATTGAGTGCAGGGGTGTAGTCAAGGAGACCTGCCATCGAGAGAGCAGAAGCAACGTCAGAAGAGCACATAATGATATTGCCCTTTCCTCTACGAGTTCTTTGTGCGATTGCGTTAGCATCACGCTCGATTTGGAAGATAAGACCCTTGAACTTCTCAACTGACCAACGACCGTTGGAGTCAACGTCAAGGTCAAAAGTACCAGCAGTAGCAGTGTTGAACTGAGCACCAGATTCAGCAGTCTTGTAGATGGTACGAATAACTTCACGGTTGATTTCAGCAAGAATCTCTGTTGAGAGAATGTTTGCTAATTCCGCTTCAGCATTCAGACCATGAATTGCCTTGAGGTCTTGTGCGAGCTCTAATGAATACTCAGCCTTGAGTGCTCTTGACTTTGCAGTAACGGTGACTTTCTCGATTGAGAATGCCATTTCGTTGAAACTTTCAGAACCTGATGCACCAAGTCTTTCTGCATCATAGGTAGACATACCACCACCAACGTTATAAGCATCTTGGGAAGCACCAGAAGGGCTAAGAGCACCAGGATTACTACCAGTCTGTGAAGCAGTAGTACCGAAACCTACGTTTGCTTGTACTGTTGGATCAACAGCATACTGGGTTTGAGTTCCCTTTCTTCCAGAGAACTGAGTATCAACTTCATCGAAGAATGCTTCAGCACCAGTTTGAGTGGTGTAACGTGAACGCATTGCGAAGATGAGTCCTGTAGGACCGTTCATTGGTTGAACACCTGCGAGGTCATATGCGACCAAGTTAGGCATTGAACGACGGATGAGGGAGATCAGAACAGGGTCGAAACCTGCAACTGGACCACCTGCGGTTGATTGTCCTGCGAAACCAGTACCAGCAGCAGTTGCTGCATTGGATCCGTAGGATGCTTCGCCAAGGAATTCTCTTTCCTCACGAAGGAATTTCTCTTGATTCTCCAGGAGAACTGCGGTTACCATTCTACGATGTGAATCTTTGATTCCATCAAGTCCCTGATAGTCAAGGAGTGGTGCCCACTTCTCCTGCAGATGTTCTGCGTTGAACATTTGCATTTGTTTTACCTCTTTAAAAAATTTTAGTTTGATTGTTATAATTTAAAAATCACTTTTTAGAAACTCTTTGGAGTGCATCGAGATAATATGACATCGAACCAGATACTGGTTGCGAATAATCAGTTTCTTCTGCGATATAATCCGAGTTGTCTCTTTGAGTACCAGCGTTTCTGGGGAAATAAGATTCCCTTAATGTTACCAGTTTCTCACGATAGCTACCTTCACTATCAAACTCAACATTTTCTGCAAGAGAAGCGAGTTTATCCTTCTGAGAAAGTGCGAGACCCTCAGAAACTTCGGCAAAGATTACTTCAGTAACCGACTCTGCTAATCTTCTATTCAGAGCAACATTCCTATGAATTTGCTCATTGAGTTTGGACTCCATATCATCAAGTTTTTCTACCATACTCTCAAGTACATCATATCTATCTTCAGGGATTGTTACATAATGATCTTCAAAAAGACCCTTCATTCCTTGAAGGAATGATTCAGTCATTTCAGTCTTAAGTCCTTGCTCTACTTCGAGAGCATTTTCTTGTAACCATTCTTCTGAAACATACTCAAGGTATGCATCAAGACGGTCAGTTAATTCTTCTCTAATTACTTCTACTTCTTCAGCAAGCTTTTGCTCATATTGATAAGCAATTGCTTCTTCGATTTGTTCGGTTCTAGCATTCAAAGCAGCTTCGAAAACTGTTTTTGCTTTTACCTTGAAATCTTCGGAGAGTTCTTCACCAGAAAGAAGTGCATTTACGTCCTCTTCGATTTCTTCTTCGATTTGGGCAAATGCCTCTTTCATTGCTTTTTCTTTTTCGTCCTCAGCATCATCATCTTCACTATCTTCATCTTCACCTTCCTCGTCATCCTCATCATCTTCCTCATCTTTTTTGGAAGACTTTTTCTTTGCTTCGGAAACTACTTCATCTTCATCATACTCATCTTCGTCATCAATGAGTTCTTCTTCCTCATCTTCTTCGACTGATTCCTTAGCAAGGGACTTCATAGCATCTGCTGCTTTTGCGCCCTTATTTACAACATTCTTAACTTGCTTAAGAGTTGCGCCAGGAGTTGAAAGTTTTGCAGAATCATCATCTGGTTTGTAGTTCTCTGGAGTTGGTCCTCCAAGATCTTCCCAACTACCAGTTTGACCATCAGGAATGCCTGTGGTTAATTTCTGCATTGGTTCTGCTGCTTTTGCTCCCGCATTCACAGCAGTTTTAGATTGTTTAGTGCCTGTTTCCATTTCTTGTAAGTTTTTACCACGGGACATTTTAGATCTCTCCGATTAACCTGTATGTTTAATCTTTATTTATTTATAATTTAAAGATTTGATAAAAAGTTCTGGAACAAATCAACTTTCTGTTCTTCCAAACGTTTTTGGTCTACTAATGTGTTTATTTTTCTCTTTGCTGCTTCTGCGGCTCTTTCACGGAGAATTCCACCTTCCCAACACCACTCTTTTCCTTCCATAATTCCGTTCACAAAAGCATCAGGAGCAGAAGGGTCAGCAACAATATCAGCAGCAGTCGCAAGCATAAAGTCTTCACCAACTACAGAATATCCTTCGTGTGTTGGAATTAATGAACCAACACCACGAGAAGAAACTCCTAACATTACACCTTCACCAAGAAGAGATTCTGCAATTTTTCCCATAGGAGTGGAAAGAATTTTTGCTCTTCCTTTGAAATTATCTCCAACTCTCTCCAAACAAACAATTTTGTGAGAAACTCTATCAAGGTTCAAAGAAGGACCATCAGGGTGTCCAAGTTCTCCAAGAGCACGACCTTTTTGAATATAATTTTCATTATATCTTTTGACTTCTCTTTCGAGAGTTCTCATTTCATAGAGACGCTTGTTTCTATTTGGTTTATTTGCTTGAAGAAAAATACCTTCAATAAAAAGAGACTTTTTACCGTTGGTTTCTTCAACAATAACTTTAACCTTTTCAATTTCTTCTGTGATAAGTTTCATTGGATTAACCACCTGCGATTTGAATTTCTGTGATATGGAGTTTTCCACTTGCCCCAAAAGCAGCAACTTTTGTTGTTCTTCTCAAAACACCAGTGGAAGTAGTGATTGGAGCACCCTGACTTGAAGTGTTCCAAGTAAGAGTAATAACTCTATTAAATCCACCTGTTCCAGCACTGTTTGTTGCGTTTACTGAAGCAACGGTTGCTGCTGTTGTGTTGATACCTGATGGAACAACACCAGTAAGTTCAACAATATCACCAGCAGAAAAATCAGAGAAAGTACCTTCTGGTAAAGTTACAATAGTAGTAGTACCAGTAGTAACACCAACAATAGTTTGAGTAATTGCTGTTTCTTTTAATACAAGTTCAGTTCCTGCTTTAACAAAAATGCTAGCACTTGTAGAAGTACTAATCGTTGGAGTTGGAGCAACCTCAACATAAGCATCTTGCTCTGGAACAATTCTCAAAAAACCAGACCTCAAAGCAATTGGATTGCTAGTTACTGCCACACCAGTCATTGTCAATGGTGTAATCTTTTGTACAATCTTATATACGGACATTGTAATAATTAGACTATATTAGTTATTTAGTATTTACGATAATTCTTTACAAGTAAAAGCAAACCAAACATCTGATTTGGTTGAGTTGTCAACTTTTTTCATACAAAGTGTAAGCATATTTGGAGATGCTCCACCATGCATAGTTGATGGCCCTTCATCATCAGAAGTATTTTTTCCAATAATAACTCCACTATGTCTCATGACAGAACTATTTTGTGTGAAGGTATTTCCTGCATTACTACTATACTTATCTTGATATACTCTATATTGTAATTTTGTTCCTAATGAAGTCCAATCAGGAATTGCTGCTCCAGCAATATTAATATCACCCTCATACCACTCATAGATGATAGTACTTTGATTGGCATTATTATTTCCAATTTCATATTCCGTAATTTCTGCCAAATCTGCTATAGTAGTTCCAGAACTATTCACTCTAATACTCATTACGGGTCTCATTGTATCATCCATAGTCCAACCACGATGTGTATTTGTTGCGTGATTGTTGAATGAATATAAACTGCCTTCAGATTGTTTGATAACTATAATATTATTAAAAGTTGATATACCTACTGGAAGGTATGGTGTTGTTAGAATTCCTGATGTTCCAACTTCTGTAAGATGTACATGATTTGGATTTTGTGGAGAACTTGTGACTGATAC